TAAGAATGTGGGACTTAATTATCCATAACTACTTACTAGATAAAAAGATCGTAGTACCTCAGTTTAATAAAGTAGAGAAAGAAAGAGCTGCTGAAGGTGCTTACGTAAAAGATCCTCAGGTGGGAATGCATAATTGGGTTGTATCTTTCGACCTTAATTCACTGTACCCACACTTAATAATGCAGTATAATATCTCACCTGAGACCTATGAAGGTAAAGTTGGTTACGCTCCTTCTATAGATGAAATATTAGATGGTGCTTGGAATAAAGTTAGAGATAAATTTACCGAAGATAATTGTACTGTCTCTGCTAATGGAGACAAATATACTAGAGACTTTGAAGGATTCCTTCCTAAACTAATGCGTAAGATGTATGACGATAGATTAGTCTGGAAGAAGAGGATGATTAAATATCAGAAAGAATATGAAAAGACTAAAGATAAGTCTTTAGAAAATAAAATAGCTCAAGCATATAATATGCAGATGGCTAAAAAGATTCAACTTAACTCAGCTTATGGTGCGTTAGGTAACGAATACTTTAGATGGTTCGATATGAATAATACTGAATCGATTACTAAAGGCGGGCAGTTATCTATTCGATGGGCTGAAAATGCTATTAATAAACTTTTAAATAAAACGCTAGGGAGTGAAAATGAAGACTACGTTATCGCAATCGATACGGATTCGTTATATATCCGTATGGAACCACTTGTACATAAAGTCTTTCCTAATGGCGCAGAGACTGGAAAGATCATCGATTTTCTTAATAAGTCCTGTGCTGAGATTCTTGAACCGAAAATTGAAAAAGCTTATGGAGAACTTGCGACCTATGTAAATGCCATTGATAATAAAATGGAAATGAAGCGAGAGAACATAGGCAATAAAGCTATATGGACTGCTAAGAAAAGATACATTATGAATGTATTTGACTCCGAAGGAGTTCGATATAGCGAACCTAAGTTAAAGATGATGGGTATAGAAGCTGTTAGATCTTCTACTCCTGCTGTAGTAAGAACCTATATTAAAGATGCTCTTAACGTTATTATGACTAAAGACGAAGAAGCTATTATAGATTTTATAGAAAAGCATAGAGAATTATTTAGAAGCTTATCATTTGAAGACGTAGCTTTTCCTAGAGGCTGCAAAGGGATAAGTAAGTATATAGATGCAAGTAGTATCTATAAGAAGGGTACTCCTATACATGTTAGAGGTGCTCTTATGTATAATCATCTTATAAATAATAAGAAGATAGATAGAGTCCAACCTATCAATGATGGAGATAAAGTAAAGTTTTGTTACTTAAAACTTCCTAATCCATCTAGAGAAAATGTCATAGCTGCTCCTAATACTTTACCTAGGCAGCTTCAACTTGATAAGTATATTGATTATGATATGCAGTATAATAAATCATTTGTTGATCCTATGAAGACTATTCTTGATGCTATAGGTTGGGATATAGAAAAGAAACAAACGTTGGAGGACTTCTTTGGCTAATACAGATTTCAATTTCGATTTTGGCTTTAGTGCAATGGACGCTGACGAACTAGAAGTAGTTCAAGCTGCAAAAGATGAAGTAAAAGTTGCTTCGTCTACAGCTTCAGATCTTGAAGATAGATTCAATAGTTTATATAATATGGTACAACCATTACTTAATAACTTGAAAAAGAATCCATCTAAAGATTACATCTACTGGCCTAATAGGTTAGATAAGATAGAAGAGTTTAGTGACGCATTGGATAAAGTATATAAAGGTTGACTTAGACCTTAAAATAGTATATAATATAATATTCTCTGGAGAATAATTATGAGTGAATTTTTTCGTAATCTAATCGAAGATATAAAAGACGAAGATACCAGCATTATAGCTGATGGTGAAGGTAGTTCTGAGTATTCAGGAACTATCGATACAGGTAGTTATATGCTTAATGCTGCTTTGTCTGGTTCTATCTACGGTGGTGTTCCTAATAATAAAGTAACTGCTTTTGCTGGTGAATCAGCTACTGGTAAAACTTTTTTTGTACTTGGCGTAATTCAAAAGTACTTAAAAAATAATCCTGATGCTGGTGTTGTTTATTATGATACTGAAGCTGCTGTTACTAAAGATATGATGGAACAAAGAGGTATTGATACTACTAGAGTAATATTGGCTGAACCTGAAACTATTCAAGGTTTTAGAACTCATGCTCTAAGAATGATTGATGCCTATACTAAAAACCCTGAAGACAGACGTCCGCCTATGATGTTTGTTCTAGACTCTCTTGGTCTTTTATCTACTACTAAAGAGATGGAAGATACCGCTGACGGTAAAGAAACAAGAGATATGACTAAAGCTCAAGTAATTAAGGCTACTTTTAGAGTACTTACTTTAAAGCTTGCTAAGGCTCAGATACCTATGTTAGTAACTAATCACGTTTATGACGTAGTTGGTTCTTATATACCTATGAAAGAAATAGGTGGAGGTTCTGGTCTTAAGTATGCTGCTTCTACTATTGTAATGTTAGGTAAGAAGAAAGATAGAGAAGGTACTGAGCTTGTTGGTAATATTATTAAAGCTAAGATGTTTAAGTCAAGGCTATCTAAAGAAGGAAAAGAGGTAGAAGTTAAACTATCTTTTGAGCATGGCTTAGATAGATACTATGGACTATTAGACTTAGCTGAAAAATATGGACTAGTGAAAAAGGTTTCTACTAGAGTAGAGATGCCTGATGGAACTAAAGTATTTGCTAAAGCAGTATATAAAGACCCTGAGAAATATTTCACTAATGAGTTCTTAAATAAGCTAGATGAAGCTGCTAAGAATGAATATATGTATGGAATAAACGAAGATGAAGAATCTATTCCCGATTCCGATGCTGCACGAGAAGACGAATCTTCCGATACAGCAGATACTTAAAGAAGTTTTAGAACATCGTAAAGCAAAAGGTGATGATAAACATGCATACACTTCGTTTTACGATGATGATCCTGAAACAAGTAACTTACAGATACTAACTAATCATGATGAAATACTTGACACAATTTTACGATACAGTCAAAGCTACATTGACGCCTGTATTATCGACCCTGATGGACCTAATAAAGACTTGTATAGACTCAATCGTAGATTTATTCAAGTCTGGTATAACGTATATGATGAGGGAATTCATCATTGCTGGCATGACCACGGAAGAAGCTTCCTATCTGGTACTATTTTTATTAATCTTGATGATCAGTCTTCTCCTTATCGTATAAAGAGTCCTCTATATCCTTTGATAAAAGCTTGGAGTGGTGACGGTGACTTGAGAGGAAGATGGGCTCAAGAACTTTCTTTTAGACCTGATAATGGTGATATACTAATATGGCCTGGATGGGTAGAACATACTGTACCAGAACAAAAAGCTTGCAATAATGAACGCGTTACGTTATCATTTAATATAAGTGTGAAAAGATGATAGAAAAAACTATATTAAGTAATTTAATTTTTAATGATGAATATACTAGAAAGGTATTACCTTTTCTAGACGAAAGATATTTCTCTGATATAGTTGATAAAAAAATATATAATCTTATAAAAGCCTATCATTTAGATTATAATGAATGCCCTTCTCAAGAAGCTCTTGTTATAGAGTTAAATAATGCTGGTGGCTTATCTGACGATCAAGCTGAAGCAGCTGTAAATCAAATAAACGAATTTAATCCTGCTAATACTGAAGTATCTAATAACGAATGGTTGTTAGATCAGACTGAGAAGTTCTGTCAGGATAAAGCTATCTATAATGCTATCATGGATGGTATTCAAATTATAGATGGTAAAGGTAAAGAAGATGCTGGAGCATTACCTCAGATGTTGTCTGACGCTTTATCTGTTAGCTTTGATAATCATATAGGGCATGATTGGTTAGAAGATGCAGACGAAAGGTTTGAGTTTTATAAACGTAAAGAAGTAAAGATACCTTTCGATCTAGATTACTTTAATAGAATAACTAAAGGTGGTCTATCTAAAAAGACTCTTAATATAGCTCTAGCTGGTACTGGTGTAGGTAAGTCTATGTTTATGTGTCATTGCTCTGCTGGTAACTTAACTCAAGGTCATAATGTATTGTATATAACTTTAGAGATGGCTGAAGAAAGAATAGCTGAAAGAGTAGATGCTAACTTACTTAATACTACTATCGATGAACTGAAAATGCTTCCGAAGGAAGCGTACGAAAAGAAGATGAACAGAGTATCTTCTAAGACACCTGGTAAGTTAATTATAAAAGAATATCCTACTGCGTCAGCTCATACTGGTCACTTTAGGCATCTATTGCAAGAACTAAAAATAAAGAAACAATTTATACCTGATATTATCTATGTTGATTATCTTAACTTGATGATGAGTCATAGAATAAGAGGTGCTTCTGCTAATTCATATACTATAGTAAAATCTATAGCTGAAGAACTTAGAGGATTAGCAGTTGAATTTAATGTACCTATTGTTAGTGCTACTCAGACTACTAGGTCTGGATATAGTAGTACTGATATTGGTTTAGAAGATACTTCTGAATCGTTTGGTCTACCTGCTACTGCTGACTTTATGTTTGCTTTGATAAGCTCTGAAGAACTAGAAGACCTAGCTCAGATATTAGTTAAGCAGCTAAAGAATAGATATTCTGATCCTAACTGGAATAGAAGATTTGTAGTAGGAGTAGATAGATCTAAGATGAAGATGTATGATGTTGAGCAGACTGCTCAAGAAGATATTATTGAAGATACGCCCGTCTTTGATAATTCTAAATCGGGCGAAAACTTATCTAGTAAGTTTAATGAATTTATTTAATGAAAATTTTAATATTCGGCTTACCAGGATCTGGTAAGACAACGTTAGCAAGAGAGTTAGCTTATCACTTTCTACTACCTCATTTTAATGCAGACACAGTAAGAGAGCATTATGATGATTGGGATTTTTCCGAATCAGGAAGAATGAGACAGGCATGGAGAATGAGTCAACAATGGGGCATATTAGATTTTGTATGTCCATTGCAAGACTTCAGAGAAATGCTACAACCTGATTATAGTATTTTTATGGATACTATAAGTAAAGGACGCTTTGAGGATACTAATAAAGTATTTGAGCGACCTTTAAATTATGATTTGAGGATATCAGAATGGATTGGACTCAACCAACTACGCAGCTCCTTGGAAGGTTTCAACCCTGGCACGAAGGACATACTGCGTTATTTAAACGAGCGCTTGCCGCAACTGGCCAAGTAGTTATACTTTTAAGATCAGAAGACGGTTCTCAGAATAACCCATGGACTCAAGAAGAGAGAATGGGTTTCATTATTGAAGCTTTGCAGAACGAAGGCTATACTTGGAATAAAGAGTTTACTATTATTTTTGTTCCTAACATTACTCATATTACTTATGGAAGAGATGTTGGATATAAAATACAAAAAGAAGAATTCGAACAAGATATAGAAAATATTTCTGCTACTAATATAAGAGAAAAGATGAACCAAAAGGAATTTGAAACTAATTTAGACGATGAAGGACTCGATTAAAAAAAGCATTCTTAAAACTTTTTCATGGAGAGCTATAGCTACTTTAACTACTATTATAATAGCATATATATTTGTAGGAGATGTTACTGTAGCTTTAAGCATAGGCTTAGCAGAATTTATAGCTAAAATGGTAATATATTTTATACATGAAAGAGCTTGGACCACAATCGAATAACTATACTTGCGTTGTTCCTTTTTCAGGAGGAGTTGAATCAACTGCTCTTGTAAAGTACTTGGTAAAAAGAAAAGAAAAGCCTTTTTGTTTTCATGTACTAAGCGTTCCAGGTGAATCTAAATGCTTACATCTTAAAGAGAAACTTTTCGGAGTAAAGATTGTAACAGTTAGAATTAATATGAACTGGGATAATGGATGGGTAATTGATAAAGGACCTACTATTGATTTCTGGAAAAAGAATTTTAATAAGTCAGGCTACCCTCCTAATCAGCAATTATGGGCAGCAGTTGCCTTTCAGTTTATAATTAATAATCCATATATCCATAATATTTACTTTGGACATAATGGAGGATCTCTATTAGAGAGTGGAGATAACTTAGGTGACTCGAGACATACATATGGTGAATATCAATATGTAGGTTATAGAGATGCAGCTAATGAGCTTAATATACCTTTAAGATATTCAGCTCCATTAGATAGAAGTACTAAACTTGAACAGTATCAAAGTTTATCAGAAGAAGAGAAGCAATCTGTCTTTGTATGTGAACGAGATACTACTATACATTGTCTTGAATGTAAAAAATGTAAGGAACTATTGACTGTGGCTAAAGCTGATGGAACAGAACACTATTTTAAATAATATAAGATTATCGTACTCTCCCGGCGCGTACGGAAAGTTTATAAGGCTCATCTTACATGAGGGATATAATAATGAGTACGTTAAAGTAAAAAATAATCCTGAAGAAATAGTTTACCCTGCTAATGATGAAATAGGTTATAGAGCTTTCTATAATGAATCTGTAGATAAAGAACTCCCTGAAGAATGGTTTAAAGATCATAATTGGTCTACAAGCTTTCCTTTAAAATATAATTTTTGCATTCTTCATAAGAATGAAATGGATCAGCTTGCATGTACTTATAGGTTAATGCAAACTAGATATCAAGATATGACTTATGAGTATCATTGTAAAAAATTTACAGGATTAAATATTACTCCAAGTAAAGAAATATTTTATTTTTATAAAAGAAATCCTTTATGGTTATTTTATTCATGGTATTTTTATGTTGCACATCATATTCATATGAATAATTACTCTGATGAATTTAACTCAGTTAATTATGTAATAGATAATTATAAGAATATATTAGAGTTTTATAAAAAATATGGATGTGAACATACAGCTTCATATTATGGTCAAACTAAAAATATAAATGGATCTTATGAACCTATATTATTAGATGATATAAGAACTATAGAAGGGTTTGAAGATAGGTTTGAAATAAAGATGCATCCTGATTATAGAGTGCAATGGTCTTATATACAAAAATATGGTCAAATAATGGAAAATACTTTTTTAGATTACCATGCTTGATTTTATAGAAGTTATACCAAACGTTGTATCAAAGGATGATTGTAAAGCTATAGTAAAAGCTATAGATGAAAAAGTAAATAAAGGTCCTAATGATGCTTTAAGAATCGATAAAGATGGTAAAAGAGATGATATAAGTATTTTTCCTAAAAGATTTCAATCATTAGATTTTGCTGTTGAAATAATAGAAGAAGCATTATTAAGTAACCCTTCTAAATATAAACCTACTACAAAAAAACATTTACATAAAGCTTGGAAACTTCAAAGATCTTCTTCAGGGGGTGGATTTACAGATTGGCATACTGAACAAGGTCAATCTAAAAATGTAGATGTTATGACTAGGTTTATGGTATGGATGATTTATTTAAACGATGTAAATAAAGGCGGTAAAACCGAATTTAAATATCAAAAGAAAGCATTAAAGCCAGTAGCAGGAACTTTAGTATTATGGCCAGCCGGCTATACACACGTACATAGAGCTGCTCCTGACTTAAAAGAGAATAAATATATTGCTACAGGATGGTATAATTTTAGTTGACTTTCGAGCCATCCTTTCATATAATAATAGTATGAGTTGTTTACAAAATGATATACTAATAGAAAGACTTGCTGATGAGTTTTACGAAACTCCAGTAAAGGATATCATTTCTTTTCTTGAAGAGGTACAAATCATACACAACTATGAAGATTTAGAAAAAATGAGTCTTCAAGAGTTACTAGATCTATTTGTAGATTATAGTATAGAATGTATGGGTACACCTTACGGATGAGAATATTAGTAGAATCTTATAATGGGGCTAGAATCTTTAAAGATAGAAGCCTCTGTGGTATTCCACGCTATGTTGTTGATGATGGTAAGTCTATCAGAATCTTTAACAAAGTATGGTACTCTTTAGATCAAGTCAGATCAATCCTAGATAAAGAAAGCAACTAAGGATTTAAAATGTCAAAGACTGTTACGAAGCGAGGCTTCGTTGCGTTCTGTAACTACTTATTACCTGCTATCAAAGATGGACAGATAGGTAATCACGAATGGGCCAGAGCTGCAATGCTAGCGTTCGGTGATCTTCCGTCTATTCCTTCAGGTTTAGTATCGAAGAAATTATTATGGAAACATGAGCCTACTAATAGAGTATATAGAAGCTCTAAGGTTACGCATGAGCATTTTAAAACTAGAACTAAGACCTGTAGAGAGATAGTTGATTTATATTTAAATGATGAACTTACTCAAGAAAAACTAAACGAAGTTATAGAAGAAGGAAGAAAGGTTCATTTTGTAGAAGAGTATGAGAATATTGTACTGAGACCTTTTCAACAAGACGAAAGTGTCTTAACTTGGCAAGAAGAATATGAAAAGGCAGGAATAGAATTAGTACCAGATCCAGGAACCTTTGGAAGTAAGTTGTACTATTATCAAATAAATACTATAATGTATGCAGATAAGAACGAAGCAGCTGATGCTCATAATATATCTGCATCAACTGTTGTAAATAGATCAAGGTCAGTTAAATGGCCTGATTGGTTAGAATTTAAATACGAGTTTAACAATGATAAAAACAATAATTGAATCTAAAAATGTTCATATGGAACATCTAGAGGATATAGTTATCAAGCATGGTGTTGTTGGCGCTAGGCAGGCAATTAATTTTCTGCAAGCGTTAAGGGACGCTCTTGCCGGGCGAGCATCCGATAGTGTTAATACTACTGTTAAGTGGGACGGTGCTCCTGCTATAATAGTTGGTAGAGACGAAGATGATAAATTATTTGTTGCTACTAAAAGCTATTTTAGTAAAAATAGTATATCATATAAAACTCCAGCTGATATAAGAAATGCTGATTTAAATCCTGACCTTGCAGACAAACTTCTAGCTGCTCTCACCTTCTTACAAGACCTCAAGACAGATAGAGTACTGCAAGGCGACTTTTTATTTACTAGTAAAGATTTAAAGATAGAAACTATAGATGGAGAAGAGTCAGTTGTTTTTCATCCTAATACTATTGCATATACAGTACCTGTTAAGTCTAAACTAGGAAAAGAAATACTACAAAGTAACTTAGGTATAGTATTTCATACTGCTTATTCTGACGAAGGAACAAGCTATGACTTTAATATAGATCAGATTAATAAGATTCCTAACGTTTGGTTAATTGATGCTAACTATAAAGATGTATCTGGAACTGCTACATTTAACGAAGATGAAACTAAAGAGTTAACTGATATATTATCTAATGCTGGTAAAGCTTTTAGACAGGTTGATTCTAGATTCTTAAATACTATAGCAATAGATAAAGTATTAGTAAACTTTATACAAGTTCATCATAACTTATTAGTAAGAGATGGTAAGTCTATTCCTAGTAGTACGGTTATGGCTAGATCATTGAAGAAGTTTCTAAATGAAAGAGCTTTGAAAGAGATAGCTAAACTTAAGACTGACTTAGGTAAAGAACGTAAAAAGAAAGCTATGGCTAATGTCTTTAAAGTTAGTAGAGCTCCTATCAATAAAATAGCAGCTATTATTGAATTACAGAAGTTGATAATAGATGCAAAGCTTATTATAATAGATAAAATGAATCAAGCATCTAAGCTTAAAACGTTTCTTAAGACGTCTAAAGGCTATAAATTAACTGGTGAAGAAGGTTATGTAGCTGTAGATAGAAAGGGAAATGCTGTTAAACTAGTAGATAGATTAGAATTTAGTTATGCTAATTTTTCTAACGAAGTAATAAAAGGCTGGACTAATGATTCAAGAAGGTAAAAATAAGCTAAATATTTACATGAGGCAGGTAAGGTTAAACACAAACCCTGAAGATAAATGAAGAAAGATAAATCTAATAAACTATCCAAAAGAACGGTAAGCGGGCAACCCGCAGATGAAATAGTTCTCAACCCTAATGACAAAGCCGAAAAAAAGTTGTCTGAAGCTATTACCGATACAGCCGTAATCACATTTGGTCGTATGAATCCACCTACAGTGGGTCATCTATCTCTTGTGGAGAAGATGCTAGATATAGCATTGGAAAATAAGGCATACCCGTTAATCTACCTGTCTCATACTTACGATCCTAAAAAGAATCCTCTATCATACGACGAAAAGTTTGACTTAGTACGAGAAGCTTTTGGAGATTATGTTCAAAGATCAGAAGCAAATAACCCTATTGCAGTTTTAAAAGAAGTATCAGAACGTTTTAAGAACGTTATTGTAGTAGTTGGTGAAGATAGAGTAAAAGACTTAGTAAGAATTACAGAAACATATAACGGAAAAGATTTTAACTTCGATAATACTGAAGTTATATCAGCAGGTTTAAGAGATCCAGATGCAGAAGGCGTAGAAGGTATGTCAGCATCTAAGATGAGAGAATTAGCTATAGAAGGTAACTTAACTAAATTTAGAGAAGGATTACCTACTCAATTACAACCCTCTGCTTCTGTTATTATAAATATGATTAGAGAGGGAATGAACTTGAAAGACGAGCTAAACAAAATATTTGAAGAGTATATTGATGAGGCAGGCGTATTGTCTGTGGCGGGCCGAAGAAAAAAGGCTATAGCGGCTAGAAAATATAAGTCGCGTTTAAAGATTGCACGTAAAAGGGTTCAAAGAAGAATAGCCCTTAATCCAAGATTAAAGAAAAGAACAGCAAGAGCAGCTATCAGAGTTATGAGAAATAGACTCGCTGGTGGCAGAGGTAAATCATATACTAAATTATCACCTCAAGAAAAAGCATCTATAGATAGAAGAGTAAGAGCAAGAAAGTCTATAGTAAGTAAATTATCAACAAGGCTATATCCTACAACTAGGAAAAAAGAATTTGCAAGATTTAAATCTTTCCGTACAAAGAAAGAAGCAATTAACTTCGAATTCGAAAACTACTTAGCTGAGAGTCAAAAAAAAAATCTAGCTGAATTTCCAGCACTCCCTTCAGAAATAAGCTATGTAATGCCGCATGGCAGTATCAAGAAAAAGAAGTCTAATAAGAAAAGCAATCAGGATATGAATGCTTATAATCAAGAATCTTTAACTCCAAAAGCATTATCAAACTTAGAAGAAAAAGCTAACAACTCTAGAATGAGTTTAGATACTATTCTTAAAGTATATGACGAAGGTGGATTCAATAAAGTAAATGAATTTGTAGCAAAAGACAAAACTGATGCTGATGCTTTATTTGAAATTTCTGCTAAGACTTTAATGTCGTATAGAGACAAAGCAAGAATTCAATCTCAAGGTAATAAAATGAATGCTAAAGCTAATGATAAAATGGCTAAGCAATCTGCTAAACAAGGAGATATGAAAGCTATGTCTGGTCATCTCGAAAGGGCAAAGAAAAAAAGAGCACAAGCTTATAAAAGAGACGCTGGTGAGCAAAGAGCCTTAGCAAAAATTTTAAAGAAGAGAAAACATCTATCTTCAGTAGATGAGGGTACTTACATGGGTACTTTTGATAAAAAAGCTGTAGACAAATA